AGGTTGTCGATGATAAAAACCACACCGAAATTAACCACATCCAAAAATGCCACATGTTCATTTGATGCTCCCGAATGTATCAATGAAATACGCCTCGATCATCTCTTGTGATAACCGACCGCGAAGCTGGGGCTTTCCCATGCGCTCCCTCGCGAATTTGCGAATCAGACTTGCTTTGACGAAGTTAACTCCATCGGTGTAAGCCCCTGACTGCTTATCAAACTTAACAACCATTGCCGATGTACTCCCTACTTCTAAATACTGGGTATTCGCACTTGCAATTCTTAGTGCCAAGCCCACAGTTATTACAGACAATTAGGATAATTGCCATTGTTTCTCCCGATCTAGCAATTCAAATCGAATTGCTGGTATCAGCGTGGCAGTTGAATTGGATTTGAGCAACACCTGTGTCGGCGTGTCGCTGAGTTAATTCGAATTAAATGTAGGTTTTACCTAATGCGACGAACGATCCGTCCTTGTTAATTGGAATTAGGGTTGGCGTAAGCGTCTTTCCGTTGGATTCCAGGATAGCAATACCCATCTGCCAATTTGCGACTCCTGAGCGCAGATACGATGCTTTGCCCTTCGCCATGAGGTTTCCTACCTCGATGCCGTATAAAGGTCTGTAATGGCTTCCTATGCCCTCTGAATAGGCACTCATGCCGAGCCTATGGGTGTGACCGCAGATCACTGATTTGCCGATCTTCCTGGCTAAATTGAGCGCAGTAACTCCAGCATTGGGATTGATGTTGCCCTCATCGCCATGAGCCAGAATCCAGTTAGGCTCGAATTCATAGAGCTTCTTGTGATAGGTAATGCCCATAGTCTCAAAGTCCATGAAACGGGTGTATTGCAATTCTGGAAGATCGATCAATCCTGGCACTTTGAGAAGCGTGTTATAGAGCCGATCAGTGTGATTAGACCTGATGATGTGAGCTTCTTTTGAGTGCTCAGTTAAAGCCCAAAGAATCTCTTGGGTCGTTGTGCGATCCTGATGGATGGTCTGTTCGTAGGCTAGTGGTGTTTTCTCAGCCCATCGACTAATAGTCTGAAAATCGATCTCATCCCCAACGCACAGGACAGAATCAAATCGCTCTTTACGTGCGAGTTTGATGACATTGGCGACTGCTTGTTCATGATGGTAAGGAATCTGTAAATCACTGATTACCAGATAACGCTTAATTTAGTCCTCGATGTCGTCGAAGTCATCGCCCACTGGCTCTAAGCCAGGGAATAGCCAATCAGGAAGCGGCGATTTTGCTTCCGCGAACCACAACGCATCGGATTGAGATAACCCAGCATTTACTAATGACTGGATCAACTCTTCAACAGCAAATGCCCACTCTTCTAATGGAGTTGGGAAATCGATCTCCTTTTGTTTAGGAGTTACTTTTGCTGCTGGCTTCTTGCGTGGTGTTGGCATGGACGAATTCTACCTTTCTTGGAGTAATCTCATCATTTCCTCTTGGCGTGTCTCAATTCTTGCTAAACGATCTGCAAGAGACGAACCACTGTTAGGAGTCAGCGTCCAGAGCCAGCCTTTAACTAACCAGCGAAGCCCTGCGAGCACTGTGCCTATTGTAGCGGCTAAGGCTGCGAAGAACGCAGACCATTCCAGCGGACTCACTTTTTCTTAGGGTTGCCACCTGCGAGAAGTAATGAAACTACGCAGGAGAGCATGACTCGATAGTCGAGATCAAAGTTGGTGGCTTGCCAGGTAACGAGAAATCCGGTGGCAGCCATAGCAGCTTGTTTTGCATTAATCTTCATTGCTCTCCTTAGTATTTTGGGTGAATTACCGAACGAATAAACTCAACTGATCGAACTCGCTCATAAACGCCATCGCCATTACTTCGCGAAGCGTCTCCAGTGTTCCCTTCAATGGTCTTAACTGTTTTGGTTTTAGCGTTGTAATCCTCGATCGCAATGCCAATGTGTTCTGGTTTGCCAGCTTTATGAAAATCAAATAGGACAAGATCACCTTTTTTAATCAGGATGGGGTTGACCAGATAACCCTTTTCTTTGCCCCACTTTTCCATGTCAACGCAGGAAGCAGTTTTCTTTACCCGATTGGCGACTCCAGCCTTATCGAGAATCCAGCAACAGAAGATGGCGCACCAGGGTTGATGATTAAGTAAAAACCATTCCCCGTATTTGTTCTCGTTATTCGCGCCTTCTTTGTAGCCGATTTCCTTCTTGGCTAATAGCACGATCTGATTGATCGCGCCGGACATTAGCCGAAAAGTATCTTAGCTTCGTCAGCAGTTAATCCTAATTTATCGATAATTGCTGATTTCATAACCTCTTGTTGTGCTGCTTTTTCAGACGCTTCTTTTATCATTTTAGCTTCGCCGTCAGCAATTTCCTTTTTTGTAGGAATTTTAACATCTGAATTCTCGAAAGTAATTTCTTCTCCCTCGATAAAGAAAATTTCATTTGGACGCAAGAATTCGACGATTTGTCCTAGAGAGTATTTCATTATGCAATCTCCATTAATGTGATGTAAGAGGTGGAGGCATTCGTAATAGTGTTGTTGATTTCTATCAATGTCGCAGATGGCTCAGAAGCGGCATAGATTGTATAGGTTGTGCTTGATGTCGTTGCTGGAGAATCAATGTAATTAAGAGTATGTGTAGTACCGAATGGAATTCCAGTGCCATACCAATCCGCGCTCGCCATTGCCTTAATGCTGCTTGCCCCACGATAAAGAGCTAAACGAACACCATTGTTGTTATTTGTTGCCTTAGATACATGGATACCAGCCATCACTAAAATTGTTGAACCGCTCGAACTTGGCGTAATGCTTAGAGTTACACCAGTTGCAGTCATCGTGGTTGTGTTTAAAGTAGCGTAAGTTGAATAAGTCATGTTAACTACTTGCAGGATTTTTCCACCGCCTGATGGAGTTGCCCACGATGGTTGACCACTAGCTACAGTCAAAACCTGACCAGTTGAACCAATGCCCAATCGTGAATAAGTGCCTGAACCAGTGCCGCGAATGAGATCGCCAGCAGTCGTAATAGTAGTAGCCATGTCATTTGTAATAGTTACTGCTCCAGATGTTCCACCGCCTGAAATGCCAGTGCCAGCAGTTACCGCTGTAATGTCTCCCTGATCGTTTGCGATCCATGTAAATGCCATGTCGGTGTTGCTGGTCTTGCTAAGAATTTGACCAGTAGTGCCGCCTTTGAGATAGACCAGAGAAGTATCGATCGATGAGCCAAGAGTACGGATCGCCGACGCGCCGTTCTTGACAAGATCAGTATCGTCTGGTGTTGCCCATCCGAAGTTCGTTGTTGTTGCCATTAATTAACCGCTCCGATCGCTGTCTGCCATGTCAAGGTGGAAAGTAAGGTATTCCAAGATTCGCTGGCAGAAACCTGCCCCCATTGTACCGCGACTTGGCTAAATTCTGTTGGTGACGCGTTGAGTGTTAGGACGAGATCATTCTTCGATGCCCTGATTGTCCAGCCTTCCACATACCCCTCGAACTGACCATCGTTGATGTTAGTCGGTAGATTGGTGATCCGGATAGGCATACCCATGAAAATTCCCAGCAGCTTGTCGCGCAGGGTGTCATCGATTTCTGGGTTGGTAATTGGGAAAGTAATCGAGTCGAAAATCGGACGCGGATAAGAACGCAAGGAAAGTCGGCGATCTGCTACTGCCTGAGCATCGGTCGATCCATGAAGGTAAGAATTGATGTTCTCAGCGAATCTGCCGTATTTAGAAATCGATGTAGTATCGCTTGAATAAACATGGCTGTTGAACTTATTTCCATAGTTAAGGGTAATGTCATTGCGGATGTACCCAGATCGAGTAAGAGTACGAACTCCAGCACCAAGAGCATAATTGCCATTCAGGACTGTATAGCCATTGGTAGCAAGATAATTCTGACGATGGACTGAGTCTGCATAGCCGATTCGACCTTGATTATCTTCATAGATGTATCCAAGACCGCTCGTTGCGATGTCTGCAACGATTCCATACATGTCAATAGGATCGGCAGATCGGTTTTCCATCGTGTACTGCCCAGGATTATCGATTTCTCCAAGACCGACATTTTCAGCATTTGCCCAAGTAGTCGTCGCTGTGTAAGTGCTCCATTGAGTTGCTGCTGGTACTTCTGACCAGTCGTTCAGAAGAAGATCACTCAGGATCTTGTAAATCTGTGTGCCCTCTTCGGTCTGACTTAGTGATCCAGTCCAATAGGTATTACGAAGTCTTGCCAATGCTCCGAGAGCTGTAATTTGAGCAGTTGTGACAGTGCCACGAGCACCCGAATCTCGAATGCCTACTGCGAAGTCTGTAATCGTTCCACCATAGAGAGCGACATAAGTTCCAGCAGTATTCTTTACCTCGATGGTGATCGATGTGCCGACATCGAAGTTATAAGCAGCGTTCGTGGTATTTACTAGCTCGACATAACAATAACCAGCAGCCGCTTGGGCATAGATGTCTGTTCGACCCGAAGTGATGGTCAAATTGGATAGCGTAGAACTGGTGTAATTCTCGCCACCAATGAGAATCCTATAAACGGGATCAAATGTGCTCATTTAGAAAGCAAGCCCCGGAATTCCAAGATAATTGATTCCAGTACCGCCACGAGTCGATGAGTCGCCTAGAACACTGCTGATGGCTCGTGCTGTGCCTTCTGGATCGATTGCTCCTGAGACATAAAGGTTATAAGTGTTAGCCACTGGAGCAGTTGCAGCAGCGACGATCTGAGCGGCAGTCATCCCACTAGTAGTTTGACTTTGCAAGCTTGTGGCTGCTGTTGTGCCAGATTGTTGAGCGGTTGCAACGCCAGCCGTCGAGTAACTTGGAAGCGATGCGATAGCCGCGTTAGTAGCGCTAGTAACTGCATTGGTAGTTGAGCCGCTCGATGGATAGGGATTACCGATGTATCCCTGACCGCTTGGCAACGATGTCATTGGATTTGCTATGTAAGCAATGTCCTTGCCTGGCTTTACTAAATTAATGAACTTGATGGCTTGATTAGCTAGTTCAACGACCAACCCGATCGTCTCTTTGACGAAAGTGATAAATCCACCAATGATCCCAGCAGTAATGCGAATAGCATTTCCAAATGATTCCGCGCCCTTTTGGCTATCATCAAGCGCGGCTTTTAATCCGTCATTCCCAGTAAGACCAGCAATAAAGGCATTGAGAATCGGAATTCCTTTAGTGTTGAGATAACTAATAAACTTTTCAACATAAGGCAGTAAGGCGTAACCTAGACTTTCTTTTGCTTCGTCGAAACCTTGCTTTAGACGATCGATCTTGCCCTGAAATGTCTCAGCGTTACGAGCTGCTGCTCCACCATAGAGATCGGCGAGAGCTTGTGTGGTCTGGGTAAAATTCATTGCCTTTAGATCGGCAGCTGAAAGACCGATACCTAAGCGAGCGAGTTTGGTGTCTTGCCCTTCATAGGCTTTTGCCAATGCTTCTGTGACTGACGCTAAATCTTTGCCGCTGCCTTTCGACACATCAAGTGCCAAATTAAGGAGTGCCTGAGATTTCTGAACATCTTTTGTCGAGACTGACAGGCGCTGCATAGACTCGCGAAGATCATTATCGGAGACGCCTGTAGCCAGTTGCATCTTTGTGATGTAATCCTCGGTAGACGCGATCTGAGCGTCTGTAGCCCCTGTGGCGGCTTTAAGAGCGCTAGATAGACGCAGTTGTGCCTGTTCGTCTTCTAAGGCTGCCTTAACGCCTTCAATAGCCAATTTGCTGGCATAGGCGGCAGCGGCAGCGGCAGCAACTGCAAATGCAGCGGCAGCGGCTTTGCCGAAACCTTCTAGTTTGGCTCCGAATCCCTCGACTTCGTTCGAGCCTTCATTCAACTTCTTTTTTAGATCATCGACATCGGCAAGGATCGAGAGTTTAAGCGTTCTACTGCCAGCCATTATTCGTACTCCTTCAGAATCCTGCTAAATGCTTCTTCCCATTGTCTCACTAATTCAGGCTGAATCTGGCGAAGCGTTGGGTAAATGAAATAGCCTGCGTTACCTCGTCCGTTATTTGGAGTGCGGCGTGGGAATTGCTTAAAACGATTAGAACCGAATTCAAGACCAGCCCAGAGGATTTGAGTAGTTCCACCACCTGAAAATCTTTGCGTGGCGAATCCATAACTAAATTCACCCACTTTAGATGACTTAGATACTCGAACGCCATCAGCGACGCGGCGCACAGCTTTACCCGAAACAGTTCGAAATGCGGCAGCTTCTTTAATCTTGCCAGCAGCGAAGTCAGCCAATGCAGAAGATTCACGCTTGGCTTCATCTGTCGCCTGAGTTTCCATCGCTTTGAATGCGCGGATAATAGAACGCAATTCTGCGCGATCATAAGCGATCGTCTCAGTTGCCATTGCGCTCCTTTAGTATTTCAATCGCAGTAAGAACATCCTCTGCTTCGATCCAGTATTCCATCGGAATTCCTGTCTCGATTGCTAATTGGACTAGGAGTCGGCTGATACTTCCTGCGGCGTGGCTTTTGGGTCGGATTCACCGACTGTCACTTCTGCGACTGTCTCTTGCCAAACCTCGAAAGATCGAACTGGCTTTCCTGCAGCTTCACGCTTCATTGCGTTATAACCCAAGAACATCAAATCCCAGATTCCGATTTTATCGTTAGCCTGTGAAATGGTGTTACCAGTTGCCTTCTCCCATTTAGCCCATTCAGGTGGGCAAGCCACATAAGTGGCTGCCTCACCGTCCTGGTATGTAATTGTGATTGGTAGTTTCATCTTTGCTCCCGTTGGTTAAGTTAAGAGATGGTTAGAGTTGGTGTTCCAGAGACTTGGAATGAAAGAGTGATGCTTTGTGCATCGGCTCCTGTGCCATTAACATCTGGGAAAACTGGGTACACACTGCCACCGAAAACTGCGCCAGTTGCAGCAGTCAAGCTAAATGTAAGGGCTGTGTTTGGTGCTGAGTTAGCAGCAGTCCACATTGCTTCGCAAAGTGAAGTGACTGCGCCAACGGATGCGCCCCAGTCAGCGAGCATTGTGACTGTCAAAGTCCAGTTATCGTCTGAATGCTTATAAGCCTTGCCATCGATTGTCTGGTATGTGACGAGAGTTGGAGCATTTACAAGGGTAACGCTGGTTGCCTGAGCATCGTAGGTCTTTGAGTCGATTGTCAGAGCAAGATCGCGACCTGTAATTACTGTGGTTGCCATTTTGATCTCCTAGTTGGTTTGGGTATAGACGGTGCTCACGCGGATGTCAGCGACCAGTAAGTTAGTTGCTCCCACTTGGGTAACGGTTGGTCTTTCGACCACTCCGATCTCATAACCTGCTGGAATGACTGCGAGAATTGAAAGGATTAGCTTCTCTAGGTTGTCCAGCGAGCCAGGATTTGAGTTATAGGCTACGCAAGCGGAAATGGTTAAATTGATTGTGCACTTAATTGCGCTCTTATTGATGAGCTGCATTTCCAGGTATGGGGAGTCTGGAATGATGACAACTGCTGGTGGGATGATCGCTTCTGGCACATGATTATAAACATTCCCAGCAACAGAAGCGAGAGCAGTTGCTAAAACTGAACGGACATTATCTTGGATTGATGATGCGGTCATTGAGCGATACTTTCAACATCGATGACGCTACCGAGAAGTCCGGAAACTCGATTGAATAAAGATCGACCCATGCGGTAAGGAGTTGGAGCAAAATCCACGCCTTCGATTTGTCCGCCAGGTGCTACGCGACTCTGAAAAACCTCTACCGATACTGCTAAGACTGCTGACTCGACTGCTGAATTGCCCACATAAGTGGATGCGCTCGTCAAGGTTGCGCTTCCAGCAGGAATCACATTCTTTTCTAAAACATCTGCGTTGGTGATGTTCGCAGTAAATGTGTATTCATAAACATCGGCATTGACTGTTCGAGTGCCGTTAAAAGGTGTGCCACATCCAGCGATAACTACTGATTGACCCTCAGTGAATGGATGGATTGTAGAAGTTGTAAAGGTTGCGACATTGGAAGTCAGCGAAACCTTAACGATTGGCTCACTAAAAGTTGTGAGCATTGGAAGAATAACAGTCTCGGCTGTATCGATGATGTCGCTAAGAACTGCGTCTGAATAGAGGGATGAGGAAACGCCCAAGACTGTACGCAGCTCGGTGGCTGTAATAATCGTAGGCATTTCTTCTCCTTAAAAATAAGTTAGAGGGAGCGATCGGGAGCAACCGCCCCCTCTAACATTTGTTACTTACTTAGGTGAGGTTGAAGCGACGGATACCTGCGCCGACCTTGGTTGCGATTGCGTAGTAGCCATAAACTGCTACCTGCAGACGACCGTTGGCAAGTGCCTGTACCTGGATTTGAGTCTGTGGTGCTTCGTAGAATGTCACTGATTCTGGAACGACGAGGAATGCTGAATCGTCGATGAGAGTAGTGATGCTCATGTGTGGATCAACGAAAAGATTTTGACCCATGACTGTACCTGTAAGTGAATTTACTGCTACTGCGCCTGGTGCATTGTTTGGCTGAGCAGCAATGAAGAGCGGACGATTTGTGGAATCTTCTGCTGAAATAATGGTCTCCCACCATGCTGTGTTAGCAATGAGGTTTTTTGCAAAGCGACCAGCAGCCTTGTAAGCAGCAGGAGTCTCTTTTGCAATGTAAGCCTTCAAGCCAGCAATTGTCGCAGCTTGTGTTGATGCTTGTGTACCATCGGCGATCAATTTTGCTACGAGAGCAGAATCAGTTGCCTTTGCGTATGCATAGTTGAGCTCAGAAATAAGAGCATCATAATAGCTGGGCTGGCTGCGGTCGAGAAGCTCCCAAGAAATATTCTGAAGTCCGGCTGCTTTTTTCACATCAACAGTTATATATCCAGAAGCCATCTCAGTACCACCGAGTGCTTCGCCTTCTGTTGAATCTCCGTCAACTGTTGGAGCAGTTGTCAACTTAGGAATTGTGAATGACATTCCTGATGCTGGAAGTGTGCCACGAGAAACTGCATCAACCGCTGGACGACCATCGATTGAAGTAGTTACGAACTCGTTCATGTGTGGTGGCAATGTGAGACCAGTGTTTGTGCTGGTGTCGTTTGTTGCCTTGACGATTACGCGAGCATCTTCATCGCCCATTGCGGCTTTGATGTTTGCTTCGAGGAATTGACCTGCTGTGAGGTTCTTGTTGATGCGTGGAGCGGAGTAAGCAACTGGCGCATTGGCTGTCACTACTGGCTCTGACTTAGCAGCTTCGACCGCTTCTTGTGCGGCAGGAGCTTCTGAAACGGTGTCAGACACTAATGTCTCTCCTTCTGGTAATTGAGCCACTTCTGGCTCAGTGATTGATTCTGCTTCATTCTCAGAAGCAGCTACTTTGTCCACTCTCGCGCTATTAATAGCAGGATCAGTGACCAAAGAAATTTCCATAACTTTGGCGGCTGTTATTTCCATAACACCCTTCTTGTTAGTCCAAGCATCGACCGAAACGCCAACGCTAAAACCATCGCGAAGACCATCGCTCGCTTCAACCAGCGCATCTTCGCCAGCCATCGTGTTCGCGATCTTGAATGTCGCATCGATTCCATCTGCTGACTCATTCCATGCAACGATCTTGCCGATTGGACGAGTGCGATCGTGCTCCAGTAGTAGTTTGGTGTTCTTGTTCATCTCGATGGAATTGGCTGCGAAAACAGTTGCGCCAGCGGATGTGTTGCCTTGCTCATTCCAAGTGACTACGCGACCAGAGATGGTGCGAGCATTGGTATCTGCTGCAACTAATGACATTGAGAAGTTAATTTCCATTGTCGATTAAGTCCTCTTCTTCTTGAACTTGTTGAATGGACATTGCGCCCATGCCAACTAGAATCTGGTAAACCTGTGCTCGCTGTAAAGGATCGCCACGAAGGAAATCATCGAGCGAAAAGCGAACTTCTTGTGTGGTAGGCGTAATGAAATCGTTCATGCTCAGGCGTTGTTCAATGGCGATAAGAATTGGACGAAGTGAGAAATCGATCAGTGACTTGCGCTCGCTAATTGCGTTGCTGTAAGTCATTGATGTTGATTCTGCACTTAAGAAGTATGCAGGAATACCGGCATGGCGAGCGATTTCGAGAGCGACATACTGACGAGCTTCATTGAGTTGCAATTTAACTGGATCAAAGCCAAGTGAAGTAATTTCAACATCGGCATTTAAGAATGCAGTCGATGAGTTGCGACGAGCAGCATTCCATGAGCTAAGCAATGATGAGATGCGCTCTTTTGTAAGGTTTGCTCCATTGGATTTAAGAACTGTCTTTGGTGCTGGCTCTTTTGCATACATTTCCGCAGTTTGCTCTAGAGCCAAAGCTGCGCGGACAGTCCTACCTGCTTTATTCAGAAATCCCTCATCGAGACCATAGAAAACTATGATCGAACCGACTCCACTCGATGGAACTGCATAACCATCCACTAGATAGGATTCAATTTCTGTGTTGTTGTAGTTGTATTTTGGAGTTACGCGATGAGGTGCAACGCGTGTCCATGATGCAATGCGACCGTCTGCATAAACTTCTAAAATTTGACCATAAGCAAAACCCGTTAGCCATAAGTCTTCTGCGACCCAAGCGTAAATCAATGATCCTGGTACTCGCGGATCGGGCTGATTAATCACGCGATTGGCGTCCATGTGAGCACCAGTAAATTTGTTATAAACTTCCAGAGGTAATCCTGCGACTGTTGATGCGATAATTCCGCGAGCGCGAGCTACTGCTGGAACTGCCATTGCTTCAGGACGAGTTACATAAGAGCTCACTGAGACTAGTGGATTCATGAAAGCACTCATCGGCTCATAAGGTAAGCCAGCGGTTACATCAACTGAGTTATCTGATTGAGGTGAACGCGAAATTAATCTATCTAAGATTCCCATTGGGTAGATTATAGCGGATTCTTAGCATTATGCGACAATGATGTCAATCTCTGAATCAGGTCGTGTCGCGAAGTGAGAAACCATAGCCGAAGCGACTGTTGCGCAAATTGTGGAATTCGAGACCTTGCGTCCGAAGATCCAACCGCCATCTCGCCAGGGTAATCGAACTGCTGAAAGAATTTGCTTCGTTAATTCCTGTTGATTTGTATGGATAAGACGCTGGGTAGAAATTGCGCCAGTAAATTCATCGCACGCCTGAGCATAATCAGCCCCATCGATGTCAGAGCATGGAATTCCTGCTGGGATTAACCGAGAAGCTACCGCGCTGGCAGTCTGTCTTGAATAGGCAACTGTTTCCACCTGATACTTGCGATACCAAGTCGCAACATCGTTGGCGACTGCCTTACTATCAAGGTCGACTTCGTTCGTCCATGTCTGGAGTAGAACGATGAGGAAGCGATCCCCCAACCTCTGTCCTGCAACCAGCGCGGCTGCCCTTCGATCGGGCGATAAATCAAGACCTAACCATAATGGCTGTTCGCGATCGAGCTCTAGACCCTCTTGAGCACAAGCGGCGAATGCCGACGGATTTATGGCTGGCATGATTGTATCGACCCATTGACAGAGCAACTCTGTACGCACGATGGATTCGTCGTCGTTCATTGCTGCTCTTAAATTGTCTGGATGTATCGTGTGTCCTAAAGATGGATTGGCTTGCGCCCATGCTTTCGGATCATCGATGGCGGCTCCTGGCTCAGCAGACCATTCGAACCATGCGATGGAGTCATCTGATCCAGCAATGGCAGATAGAGCTCTCTCGCGGAGTTTGTTCAGAACTACAGAGTGCTGATCCCCAGCATTCGAATAAATCCACACTTGCGGATTCTTGCTCGCCATCTGTGTGTATCTCATCGCTGACCATACTTCGTCATCCTTATACTCTCGAACTTCGTCTAGGTGAATTACATCGGGTGCGGCAATACCGCGAGAGGCTGAGTTATTAGCTCGGACAAGATAACGAGTACCATCTTTGAGTCTGAGCTCTTGGGAACCCTTGCTTTCAAATTTCTTACCGAACTGATCTGATAATTGTGGGTTTTGCTGGATGATCTCCCAGATTTTATAGAAGGTTTCACTCGATGTCGTCAGTTTGTGGGCTGTGGCTACCTGTAGCTTCTCACCATTGAACATTCCCCAGAGAATGCGCAGTGCCATAAAGGTAGTCTTCCCATTCTGACGCGCAACACACAGACCTACTTCAGGATGCGCCCATCTCCCGTCTGGCTTTACTTTCATTGCGTGGTGAGCAAGATGCTTCTGCCAAGGCAACAATTCGTAGCCGATTGAAGCTGCAAAGTCGATTAATTCTTGCCCACGAGAGGGTAAATCGTTCGTTGGAGTCTGAATACGCGGCTCCACAACCCCCTGCAAGACCTCTATAGGGCTATCTAAAGCGTGTAAGTCTGATTGGGTCATAACTATTCGGATGCTTCCTGATAGTGGCTGACCGAGTCGTTTTTCGGGGTAAAAACATCAC